ATAACAGGGTGTATTTGACTATTCGCAACTTAGTTGGTATGGATACGGACAACTTGCCAAAAGTGCAAATGATCCCTGCCAAAGACACGCCGCCGTCCATTAAAAGAGCCGACAGAGTAAAGAACGCTATTGAATACGGCTTTATCCGCGTCAATTTTATGGACATTATTACCAAATGCCTGTTTGATACGCGCATAAAGCGGGATAGCTTTGCCAAATGGTATTGGAATTATGACAAGAACGACTTTGACCTTGAAGCGGTTTTAATTGAGGAAATTACGATCAGTCCCGAAGCGACCACGATTCAGGACGCCGAGTGGCTGTGTTATCACCCCTTAAAGAGCCGGAAGTGGTGGAAAGACAACTATCCTAATTTTTACGAACAGATTAAATTTGAAAACATAAAAAGCCCCTCACTCCTTAAAACCGGCGTATTTTCAGAGGTGGACTTAAAAGGCGCTGGACGTGGCAACGTGGCAAGGTTGTATGAATACTGGGAAAATGACCTTTTAGTATCTATGGTTTATGGGAAAACTGGCGACAGGCTTATTTTAGAGAAAAAGAAAAACCCTTATTACGAATATCGCGATCCGCTTCTGCAAATTACGGACTGGGCGAAAGACACCAAGCCGGAGGAGTTTGCACAAGCTAAAATGGCAGGCATACCGGAACAAGAAGCTGTTAAAATGATAGTTAGACCAGAGGAACTGGACGCATTTCAGCCTATAGTCAACTTTCTATCCGAGCCACGAAAGCCATTTGTGCAGTTTCCGTCTATGAAAATGCTGGGCAAATTCTATTCCAGTAACCTGATAGCGCAAGTAGAGGAAACTTTGATCAATTATATCGGTAAAAAGCGCCAAATTGCTGACAATTTACGTGGTTGCAACATTAAACTGGTGGTGGATAGCAACTCTTTTAATGAGGAGGAGCGCGCTGCCATTTCTGACGAGCCGTTCCAAGTCTTATTTGCTGATATGCAAACCCAAAACAAGCCGGTGCAGATAATAGCCCCGACCTTTCCTGAACTGGCAGGGATTTTAGAGGATATGGCGCACGACGAGCAGTATATTGACGACTTATTCGGCTCACACGAAATATCAAGGGGAACTGGCAAGGCAAATACGCTCGGACAAGACCAGTTAAACGCTGAATCGGACAAAACTCCGGTGCGTATGCAGTCAAGAGCCGTAGAATCAGCCATTAAGGAAATCACAGAGGGCTGGATTCAACTAATGAAAATGTTTTACACAGAAAATCATTGGGTAAAGAAACTAGGCGGCAAAGAGGGCGTGGAAATGCAGGAACTTATTAACCACGACGTTGAGGAGGGTATTGAGCCGTTGATTATTCCGCAATCTATGATGAAAGTGGATAAAGTGGCAAGGGCTGTGCAGCTTTTCTCGTCGGGGGCATTAGATCCCTATACTTTATTCGTAGAATTGGAACTGCCTGATCCGGTGGAAAAAGCAGATCGTTTGGTGAACTGGCTGAATTTTGGGCTAATCTCTGACGTTGATCCGGAGCAAATGCAGGCTGATATGCAAAATCAAGCTGGTAATGAGGGTGATATGACCGAAAACCCAATAGAACGCGCTGACAGCGAAAATCAGGCGTTCCAAGCAGGAGGAGGCAAGAAAGTCCCGCCTACTCCGCGCGAACTGGTCACTAAAGAACACGTGAAACTCCACTTTGACTTTTACAAAGATCCTAACAAGAAAATGGAGCAAGAGGATATGGACTTGCTCAACGCTCACGCCGAAGTAGATAAAGCTACGCTGACCAAGAATATGATAGAGGGTTATGCCGGACAAGCTAGGGAACAGATTATTGGCGAGAAATCAGGCAAGACAGGAAAGAAACCAGCCAAGAAAAATACTGAAAGCAAAAAGCCGGCGGCAAATGTAACTGTTAATGTTCAAAAATAATGGACTGGAGAAAATTAAGTAGCAATACTTGGAAAAAAATCAAAAAAGAGGGTAGTGAATATGCCAATGTAGCAAGGATTATGGGGAGAACTGGAAAGGAAATAGTAAAGCGTATATGGGATTCTGATTATGCTATAGAGCAAAGCCTAAAGGGTTTAAGAGCTGCAAAACAAAAACGAAAATAAAATGCTTATAGGCAAGTTGGGGTGAACTTCTTTTCCACCTCAACTGCGTATAAACATTAAATACTAACAAAATGAGTGAACCAAAAATCCCTGAAATAGTGGGAGAATTGCCTGACGAATCCGGTTACGCTGAAAAAGCCAAAACGGAGGAGGGCAATAAGGAAGTAACACCTGCCGACAAGGGTAAGGCTTCCGAGCAAGACGGCAAAACTACTGACGAAATGCAGAAAGCTGCTGACGAGCAAATAAAAAAACTTACAGAGGGTTGGCGAGAGGATCGTGAGGAGGCGCAGTCTGAAATTACGCGTTTAAAAGCGGAGCTGCGCGCTTCCAAACCGACCAAAGACGAGGAGGACGAGTTAGAAGGACTAGACGAAAATGAACGAGTGGAAAAGATTATCCAGTTGCGGAAAGCCAAAGAGAAAGAATTGGAAAAAGCTGAACTGCAACAAGTTCAGAGTGAGATCCGGTTTTATGAGCGAACTGATAAAAGATTCGCTGATAACAAATCGGCAATTCTAAAAATTGCGCAGGAATATGACTGTCGCAACCTCAAACAAGCTATCCTCATTTGGAACGGACTTGAAAAGGACAAAGCGAATAAAGATGCTTCGTATAACGACAAGCGCAAGGCTGACGCGGACGGCAAAGCTGGTGGAAAGTCTGCCGGTAATACTGCCGGACGTCCATACAGCCCCAAGTTTGACGGTAACAAATCCTTTGCACAAATGTTCAGAGAGGGAGGAGTTAAGTAATTTTAATATCATAATTATATGGCATTTGGAGATTGGGATCAGCTAACTAGCATTACCCGCGAAAAGGTATTGCCAAAGATAGAGGATCAAATCGGAAAAGACCACCCGATACTTGGTAGATTATGGAGTTCCATAAAGTTGTGGAACGGCGGAACTACGCTGGAAATTCCAGTTAAATACCGACATAACTCACAAGGAGGCTCTTATTCCGGTCTTGACGTGTTATCAACAGGTCAGGAACAAACAAGGACGAGGGCTAAATTCTCTGTAAAACAAATCTATCAGCCGATAGTTCTGTCTAACATTGAATTGGCTAAAAACGGAGGCGAAGCAGTAGCCGATCTTATGGATACTGAAATGGAGGAAGCAAGAGAAAGCCTAACAGACAAGTTCTGCACCCAGCTTTTCTCTGACGGAACTGGCAACGGATCAAAAGACCTGACCGGTTTCAAGGCAGCCGTTGGTAACGACGGAACAGCCGCCGCGAATTATGGCGACATAGTTCTCGGAACTTATACTTGGTTTAAAGGAAATTATACTGCCTCTGTCGGAAGCCTTATGCTTTCTGACTTGGCGACAATGTATGATTCTTGCAAGTCCGGACAAGACGCACCAAGCATAATTGTAACTACGGAACTCCTGTGGACGGCTTATGAAGCCCTCTTACAGCCGCAAGTTAGATTCCAAAGTGAAGCATCCGGATATAATTCAGGCGACGGCGGTATGAAAGCTCTGTCTTTCAGGGGTGTTCCCATTATCGCTGACGAGTATTGCACAACTGGCGATATGTATTTCATTAACGAGAAATACCTGAAACTCTACTATATGAAGCACCCCAAATTCCCAACAGACGCGAAAGGTTTTGCCGTTACTCCTTTGCGAGATCCGGTAAATCAGGACGGACAAGTTGGATTCATATTTTGGTATGGTCAGTTGGTCAACTCAAATCCACGCCGAAGTGGTCGTTTAACTGGCGTAACTGCCTAGTTAGCGTGTGTTAATCATTAGGTCGTAGATTAACATAGCCTTAATCAATAAATCCAAAGTGTAAAATTATGGCTATTTCAGAATCAAGCCGAATACGAACAGTTTTTGGAAACAAGGTAATTCTGGTTGTTACTGGCACTTATGCCAGTGGTGATACTACTGGAACTATCGCAACCGGATTGTCAGCAGTAGATTTTGCCAGCGCTCAATATGTTGACGCAGCCAAAATCATAAATTGTTCCGCTTCTGCCGGAACGATTACTCTTGCGACACAAGATCCGACTGCTACAAAAACTTGGAAAATGTTTGTAGTCGGTCATTAGAACTTAATTAGTTAAAAATAAAAAGTTATGTCAGGAGAATTAACAGGATACGCGGAAGTTGACGTTACCGGAAAAGGTATGCAAGGTGCGCGCAAGAAAGTTGGAGTAAATGAGTTCATTTATTGCCAATTTCCCGCCTCTACTGCTGCCGGAACGCCTATGGTAGTTACCTATGACGGCGACGAGGAGGTAATGGTCAAGGGGGTGGCTGCGGCTACTCTTGCCGTGTATCAGGAAATTGTAGTGTGTCCGTCACTTATCGGATCTGCTGCTGCGTTTGCTTGGGGACAGACAAAAGGTATTTGCGACGTCCTCTGCAACGGAGCTACCGACATTGCCAAAGACGATTATTTGGAAATGATAAACGGAGCAGACAATCTGATTTATGACAGCACCGTAAGGTCAGTCAATTCAATCGCTATCGCTAATGAGGCTTATACCACCGACGCTGATGTGGTAAAAAGCGTTCAGTTGCTTGGCGACAGAGTTATCATAGCTGGATCTTAATAGTTATCCGGTTACCAGCCTCTTTGATACTGGAGGCTGGAACGAGGTAATTATTAAACATAAAATATGGAGGAAAAAAAACCGCTATCAATTTTGATAGCAACCCCAACTATGGGCGATGTGCCTATGCAATACGCACACTCTCTCGTAGCAATGATCCTTAAAACCAAAGAAAAATATCCGAAGTGCAAAATCGCTATGGCAACGACCTACCGAAAAATGCACCACCGAGCAAGAACAGAGTTAGCCGAAGCCTTTTTACAGACCGACTGCACGCATATCCTATGGCTGGATGACGACAATATCCCGCGCGAGAACGACTTAAACCTGTTACTGGAACACGACCTACCGCTAGTGTCCGGACTGTATTTTAGGAGAGCCGAGCCGTTTGAGCCGATTATTATGATCAGGCGAGAGGACGGACGCGGCACAGAACGCCGACCTGATTTATACCGAAATAATGACGGAAAGCCAATAAAAATTCACTCAACTGGTATGGGGTTTATGTTAGTCAAGAGAGAAGTGATAGAAAACGCCAAAAAACTTAATGCTCCACTATTTGATATACGCGGTGGACACGGAGAGGATATATGGTTTTGTAATCAAGTTCACGGCGCAGGTTACGACGTATGGCTTGATCCAAGAGTAGAAGTTGGGCATTTAGGCGACAAGGTTATGGTTACCGGAAAGACTTACGATAATTACTACCAAAAACACATTACTGAATTAGTGGAAAAGGCTGATAAAATAGAGGGCTGGTGCAAGTTAAAGGAACTGCATTATTTAGCCGAAACGTCAGCCGATAGTAATTTCACAATAGAAGTAGGATCTCATTACGGACGCAGCACAATAGCTTTATCCAATTCGCGCCGGTTGATTTGTGTAGATAGCTGGAAAGACAAACAGGTATTTGAGGTCTTTCAGCAAAACGTGGCAGGACTTAAACACGTTCAATGGCTGGAGGGCGATTCCGTAGAAATGGCAAATAACTTTCCGGACGGAAAAGCAGACCTGATTTTCATAGACGCTAACCACGATTACGCTTACGTCAAGAAAGATATAGAGGCTTACTGGGAAAAATTAGGTGGTGGCGGGCGTATGATATTCCACGACTATATACCGGAGTTTGAGGGAGTGATAAGGGCAGTTGACGAGTTCAGAGAAAAACAAGGAGCGTTTGCCGGATTCACAAAGATTCCCAACACCTCATTAGTAGAGTTAGTCAAGTTTTAAATAACTAATCATTAAACATTAAATAAAAATATGTCAGTAGAAAACACCGTTGACATCAACCAAGTTCCACCGGACATTGATCCGCTAGAAGTTGGAGTAATAACAAATCCTCTTGACGAGGATTTCACCCACGCTTACGGCGGCAAGGATCTCACGATTCCAGCCGGCGAAAGCAAACAATTTCCGCTATACGTGGCAGTTCACCTAGCCAAGCATCTTGCGGAAAAAATGGTCAGAGCCGAAAACAGGAACAGAATCCTGAAAATCAAGGACGAAAAAGTGAGAAGCGAGGAATCGCGCAAAACGATTCCGGACTACAAGGGCAAGATATGGGAAAAAATGAAAGAACTGGTGGAAACGGACAGCACCTTTTTCACGCAGGAGGACGAGAGAGGGCAAACAGCAAAAGACAAATTTATACGTTAGTTATACGCAGGGTAATTACTCTGCGAGAGGGCGTAGGTTTCCTCCACCTTGCTCTCTCTCGCGGAGTAATTAACTAATAAAAAATATGGCACAAATCTTACAAGCATTGCGCAGGGATGGCAACAATGTTCCCTTGCAAGACAAGGACGGACTAATGCAAAGCAAGACGGTTACCTTTGCAGGAGGCACGACAAACGATATTGGCGATTATGACGGAACAGGCAATCCGGCAACGCTTTTTACCGTGACTGGCGACGTGGTGTTGCGAGTAATCGCAATTTGCAAGGCTAGTTTAGCGGGAGCAAGCGCCACACTAGAGGTTGGCTTTACTGGCAATACCGCCGCTTTGATAGCGCAAACAACCGCCACCAACATTGACATTAACGAAATTTGGCACGACAGCACTCCGGACGCTTTGGTTGAATTGGAAACAGTCGGGGCGGCGCGGATAGTATCCAACGGACAGGACGTTATTCAGACGGCTGATACCGCCAACATTACTTCCGGATCAATAACTTATTATTGCTTTTGGCGACCATTGTCCAGCGACGGACTGGTTGAAGCAGCTTAATCAACTTAATTTAATAAAGTGGGCAAAAAAAAACTAACACCCGCCGAAAAACGCGCCAAGTTTCACCCATTACAGATTTACGAGGATTATCAAAAAGCCGTTTGGTTTCTCTTGGGCGCGCTTACGGTTGTGTTTGCACAGATAACATTAAAAATTCTATTCGGTTAATTATTAAAAAAACAAAAATGCGAGATTTCATAAATGATCAGGGAGGACGTAAGTTTATTTTAGCCGTTACACTCACAATAGGATTTTTTTTCCTAGCGATATTTGGCAAGATAAGTTACGAACAGCTAATAAGCGGCGTAACTTGGGTGTTTGGACTATTCGCTGGGGCGAACGTCGCACAGAAGTTTGCACCGGAGCAGGAATAATATGAAAAATAAGACCGGCTTAATTCGCAAAGTTTTTGAACACGAACTTACAATCTTGGTTTCTATTGTTGCGATAGTGATTGCGGTGGTTAATTATATTGTTATTCCAATTAAGTTGCAGGGACAGCAACTGGACATAATTCAAACAACCACCTACATACCATTGAACAGGAAACAATTAAAATAACCGCATCCCAGGAAAGAGAGATTACAGAAAACAATAGCGCGCACGCTGAGATTGTCAGGCAAC